CTGCGACCTGTTCGTGCCGGGATCGACCTGATAGTCGCTCACGACACGCACAAACTGCTTCCCATCAACTTCAACGGTTGTTCCAATGGAAGGTGCGTCCTTCATCGCGAACACCAGTTCGCAGGACTCACCCGTGGACTCGTCAATAAAAGAGTAACTAGGCATGGTTCTCAAGCCTTGCTTCGGGCAAGGATTTGTGCGAGTGGATTTTCGCCAGCGGGTGGTGCTTGTCCTGCACCCTGCTGCATCTGTGCGATCTTCTGCTTGTCGATCAGGTCGGCGAAGTTCGGAATGTTGAGCGAGTCTCCGACCATCGACATGACTTCATCCCATTTCACATGGGGCGCTGCAATCACTTGACCAGCAAGAGACGCGATGATCTGAAGCATCTCCATCGAGCGCTTCTGAAGCACGATGTCGCTCACGCGCTCCATGCTCATGGCCTCGATGTCGATGTCGAGATCGTCGAACACGCCGACCATTGCGCTGGCGCTGAAGATCGGCTCCGCTTCGCCCGTGATTTCAACGCCGTCCTGCCCCAGAGGGAAGACAACCTTGCGATCATGGAACATATACCAGCCGACATTCTTCATCACCTCGTTGACGCACTCCTGAAACTGGCGCTTGATGTGTGCCATCCGCATACCGGATGAACTTTCCGCCACGCTGATCTCGGTTGCGGTCGCCTGTCCGGTGATGTTGCCGCGCATTGCGTCGTGAATGCCCGAAACGCGGTCAAGCCTGTCCTGTGCCATCGACGAGTACTGGACTTGCTGCGGCGTGATGCCGCCGATCTCAATCGGAACGACTTGGGTCGGATCGATTCCGTCGGCAAGCACCACATACAGGTCATCGCGGTCGCGAATGTCCTGCGCCATCTTCGCGTTGCGGCTGTCCACGGCGATCAGGCGCTTGTAAGCGCTGGCGCTGTACCGCATGGAACGCAGATGGTTGTTGACATCGTCGATCTGCGGCACGATTGCCACGATTGGAGACAGCGGATACGGGTCATCAGGGACCGTGTACACGCCAAACACGGTGTACGGCCCGGTGCGTGGGCCGTAGTACGGGCGCGGACTCCTGACAAACCCGGAATCCGACTTCTTGCCGTCAGCGCTCTGCCCCTTCAGCATCGTGTAGATGGTCCCGCTGAAGATTTGCAGCCCGGTGGCCTCGTCGATCTCCTCGATTGCCTCATCGACAACCTCGGGAACGAACACTTCGTACACGACCATCTCCTTGCGGTCGGGAACTTCGCGTCGCGACGCATACTGGTCGCGGATCTCGTCGATGCCGCTGTTGTCTGCGACACGATTGATGACCTCGGAGTCCCATCCGTCCTCGCGCTCGGCCTGTGCAAGCAGATCATCGCGGTCGATTGCCCAGCAATGGCCCATGTACCGGGCATCTTCTGCGTTCGTCGCAGCCGGATCCATGAAGAATCGGTCCGGGCTGATGCGATACAGGCGCGGAAGGTACGGTTCGTTCTCGTCGAACGTCCTGTACCCCTTGCGAGGCTCGTTCACGACCATCGCAACGCCGAATCCAAGCAACATATCCGTGGTGATTCGCTCCAAGGTGGCACGCACCTTGGTCATCTTGCACCACCGATTCATGCCAGCCTCAAGGATTCCGGCGGTCATTGCCTGTGAAACAGGCCGAGCGGTCTTGATCCGCACCTTCGGCGAGTCATGCACGATGCGCGGAAGCAGCAGCGCGATGTACTCATGGACGAAGTTCTCCGGATCGTCCTCATGCGCGTCGATTGCACGGTACGCAGGACCGTGGAACCGCTCGATCAGCCTTCGCCATTCGGTCAGATGCTGATCGCGGAAGTCTTCCGCCGCATCAATCTCTCGCATCAGCGAATACAGATCGAGTTTGAGCATGGGTCAGCGCACTCCCTTGGAGTGATAGCCACCCTTCTTGCCGCCACCCATGCCACCGCCCATGCCGCCGCCGTAGCCGCCGCCAGCGTGGCCCTTGTCACCTCGACGCGCCATTGCGCTTCCCACCTTGCGGGAAGACGGGGATGGCTGCGATGCCTTCTTGCTTGCCATGTGCCTGTTCCTTTGCAGCCTTCGGCTGCACTTGTGTTGCGATCAGCGAGCGAATGACCTCTGCGTCAACGCCGCTCGCATAGTGCCGTTCGTCATTGACGTACACGACGATGGTGTCTCCGCGATCCTCGCACTTGTCGATGCGTGAAAGCGGGACCAGTACGTTCCCGTTGCAGCGGATTAGCACTTCTTGCCGCCCTTCTTCTTGTTCTTCTTCATCGCTTGCCTCCCTTCTTGTTTGCCATCTCGCGAGCGATGCGGGGATTGGTGGCGAACATCTTGCCGACCTGTGCCTTGCTCTTGAACGGCATGGTCAGTCCTTCGCTCGCTTGACTTGCTTGCCAGCAATCAGGCTCTTCTTCTTCGCAGCCGGACGGCCAATGCCGGAAGTGCCAGCGGGCTTGCGGCCAGTACCGATGCCAGTTGCCGAGCGAGGCATCTTCGGCTTCTTGGGACCAATTCCACTAGCGCTAGAAACGTATGACATGACGATCTCTCTTTCTTGTTGCGTGAGTTCGGAAGAACGGTTTGTCTCTTACTTCTTCCAGCCGCGCTTCATGGCGGCATATGACTTCGCGCTGACGGTTGACTTGGACTTGGGGCGCGAGATCCCGAGTTTGCGACGCTTGTTGATGTTGCCGACGAGCGAGTTCTTTGCCATGATCAGCATCCCCATCGCTTTCGCGCAGCCTTGCCGCGCTCGCCTGTCCACGATCTCGACCGAGCGCAGAACGACTTGTGGCGCGGATCGTCCTTGTCCGTTGTGGGGGCTTGCAGTTTGCTGCCCGTTGCCTTGTTGTACTTCGCCCTGCCCTTTGCAGTCAGCCCAGCGCCCTTTGAGACGGGCAACTTCTCACCACGGCCAACCGCAAGCGATGGTCCACGCTTCCTAGCCACGCTTCACCTCTTCGTGTTTGAGGATCGACCCGAGCGTGTATTCGCCGAACTCGGGCTTCTCGGGGATCGGCTGCCCCACTTCATCACACAACATGAGCGCACCAGCCAAGGCGATGACACGGTCGCCGTGCGACTCACGCGCACCAGTTGCTTCGTCGCGTCGAGACCCAGCCTCGATGCTGCCATCGTCAAGCACCACATACTCCAACATCTCGTCGAGGCACTCTTCGCTGCGGACGATGCACTCGCCCTGCGCCAGTTGCCTTGCGAGATTGCCGAGCAGGGTGCGCTTGGCACGCTTGCTGCTGGTCCAGCCGACGCGCATGGTGCGCTGCTCGGCGAGCGTGCCTTCCTGACGCTGGCGGTAGACGTTGTGCCACGACGCTCGCTCAAAGTCGTGCTGCATTGACGCGCCCGGGCCGTTGGTCTCCCAGCCGATCAGCGGCTCGCGCCGTCCACGCCACACCTTGCGGCAAGCCTGTGCGACTTCCAGCGCGAGGTCGTAGGGCGGGATGTTCGGATCGGCGAACTCGGCGACCACCTCGCGCTTGACCGCATCCATGATGCACACCGCCGCGTTCGCGCTGCCCGTGCCATACGACGGATCGATGAACACGACGTACTCGGTGGTGCGCTGTGGTGCAGCCCACACACGCCAGCGACCTTGCGGCTGCTGATCGAGTTTGCCGTTGACCACCTCGCAGCGTCGCGGTGTCTTGCCGAACTCCTCGCGGTGCTGCGTGACGATGTGCGACGCAAAGAACGACGCGCCGCTGCCCACGCTCTCGGCGAACACGTTCTGCGCGAGGTCGATGCGGTCACGGCGGCGCAACTGGTCGGCCAGCCACGGTGTCCACGTGTACGTCGCACCAGCGAACCCGGTGACGCTGCCGTCCTCGTCAACGCGCTGCACAGCGCCGCGTCCCTTCTCGGGGTGCTGCCAGTACATCAACTCGACCAGCCTCGGCTCGCCTGTGGTGCGTGCCACACTCACCAGCCTCGCGTACTCGGTTCCCGCGCCGATGGGCGTGCTGCACGCGATGCGACACGACGAGCAGTCAGCAGCCGAGCGCCACGCAGCGTCGGCGTGGTCGAGCGCTGCGAACTCGTCGAACAGGATCAGCGTGCGACGGCCACCGCGTCCGATGTGTTCGGTGCTGGCCTGACCCGCAATCGTCGCGCTGCTCTCGGGATGCCGCAGCATCATGTGCTGCCGCCACTCGCCGCCCTTGGCGAAGCGCTCGGGCTTCGCTGGCAGCAGCCACTCGGGCTGCGATGCGATCAGGTAGTCCACTTTCCAGAACAGGCTGTCAGGGTCGCCCGTGCGGTCAACGAGATCCTCGACGCGGCTGACGAGCAGCGACTGCCAGCCGTGGAACATCCAGCCCCACACAGCGATGGCAGAGAGCAGCCACGACGCTCCCATGTCGCGAGTCTTCCGCACCACAACGTCGCGACCATCGCGCACGCCAGCAATGATCTCGCTCGCCGCGACGCGCTGGCAGTCCCACAGGACGAACGGCGTGTGCGGCGTGATGACAGGGCGTTCGCGTCCGGTCGCATCGATCTCCTTCACGCGGTACGTCCACGCGCAGCATTCACACCACGCTGCGAAGTCTTCGCGCAGCGCTGCGTGAAGGTGAGCCTGATCGGATGGGCTTGCGCGAATCACGCGCTCGCGCAGCGCGACGATGCGATCAGTTTCGCTCGACACCGATCCGCGCTCCCCACTCGCGCAACATCTTCGCGCCAGTACTCGCGTCGCCGTTCTCGACCTTGATCGAGCCGCCATCTGCACCCGTGTGTTCGATGTTCATGCGCTCGCGGTACTTCTTCGGTCGCAGCGCCTTCAGCCGGAAGATCAGCAGCGTCGCAGCGCTGCGATCCATCTGACGCTTGCCAGCGATGGCCTCGTCGGCGATCTTCTCGTAGCGGTCTGCGATCTCGATGTCCAACTGCTCCAGCGCTGCATGGAACTCGGGATCGATGCGCCGCCACGACGAGGGCGTGCTGATGGCAACGCCAGCGATGCCGCACGCGCCGTCCCAGCCGTGATCAGGGAACGCGGCCAGCCACGCCTTCTTTGCGGCTTCGATATCCCCGGCTGCGCTCTTCGGCGGTCTGCCGGGTCCACGACGCTTCGGGGCTGGGGTGGGCTGGTCTGCCATGCCCTACCTGATTACCACCCCTTGCGACGAAAGTCACGAAATCCGCTGGATTTACTGGCTTGCACGCAACGCAATTGCTGATACTCTTATGTGGTGCATTGTGGGAGTGTTCCCACAGCACGACGCAACCTAGATGGAGAGACACCGATGAAGACCGACCGCAAGATCGCCGCAACCTTCGCCAAGTACGGATTCGCCAACTGCCAACGATGTTGGGAACTCAATCGCCTGCACGGTGAAGGCCCGACTGTGCAAGCGTATGAAACTGGTTTGCACCGCAACTCAACTAGCGCAGCGGTGAACGCCTATCACGCTTGGTTGATTCTCCTCGACTATCCCCGCACTCGCAGCACCTACACCCGTCCGCTTTGCACCCGCTGACACACCACACACTCACACAAGGAACCACACACATGGCACACAAGCACACCACCGTTGAACTCGCAGCCACCGCAGCCAAGGAAGCAGCCAAGGCACTCGCCGAAGCGCAGCGCAAGTACGACGCAGCGCAAGCCGAATGGGTGCGGCTGTCCAAGCGCAAGCCGAAGTACCAGCGCATCGAGTATCGCCTGACGATCCTGAACTGGACCGCCGATGCGTGCGGCACGCACTTCCTGTCCGGCGACTGCGATTGGCACGACACCAAGGCTTCCGCGCTGCGCGATGCGAAGCAACTCGTCAAGAAGGGAACCACCGCAGTCATCGTCGAGCGCATCGACCTCAACAACGACTACGAGGTCGTGGTCGCGGTGTTCGGATCCATCGACGCGCTTCGCCAGCACGGTGTCGCTGACTGCCCCGGTGGCAAGAAGGCCATCGAGGCGCACGCCAAGGCCGAGCGCGGCAGCGCCCTCGGCAAGCGCGTCAAGGAGATCCTCCTCGCCGACGAGCAGCGCTACCTCGCACAGCACCACACCGCCTGATCCTCACACACCACAACACACCACTACAGGAGACACACAATGACCACGACTCACACCATCAAGATCAAGACCGACACCAAGATCCTCGTCTGCGCTGCCATCGTGTGCGATGGCAACTCCGTCACCGATTTCCACATCGAGGGATCGGTTCCCTCCAAGCGCTTCACGGACACCGTGCGCTGCTTCGACATCAGCCTGTACCACCGCACCGACGGCATGGAGCGTGCAGTCATCAACGCGGTCCGCAACGCCGCGCTGCTGTGGGAGCGCACCAACTACCGCGTGGACAACGGCATGACCGACGGCCACACCACCGCCGACTACGAGGCCATCTGCGAGACCATCCGCGAGGGCATCGCCGCGCTGCTGCATCGCTTCCCCGGCCACGCCTACCTCAACCAGCACGACGCGGCACAGGGGCTGGCTGGCAGCATCGTCACCGACCTCATCGTCACCACCACCAACGACTGACACACCACAACGCACCACCCAGGAGCAACACCATGACTACCCGCATCACCTTCCACGACCTCTCGCTCGCCGTCCGCCGCCTCAACTCCATCGTGCATCCGCACCTCGTCAACAACCAGCCCGAGGTGGCTGGGTGGACCACGCAACTGCACGAAACCGACCTCATCGGGTCGTTCATCCTTCGCCCGATTGGCCGAACGTGCTACGCGCTGCACCGCGTGATCCTGCACGGCAACGTGAAGGACACCGAGTTGGTGTTCTACGCCACGGGCAAGCGTGCGATGCTGGACCGCGTCAACCACTACGCCGACGGCGTGCAGCACGCGCTGCTGCACATCCCGAGGCCCAGCCCAGCCGACGCAGCGCCGTACAACGGCCACTACGCCCGGTACATCTGCAAGAACACGCTGACGAAGCGAAGCACCACCGACACAGCAACCTGTGACGGCTGCGAGAATGCGTACCCGGTCGATCAGGTGGACGTACTGGGAACTGCGGAACATGGACTGTTCGGTCTCTGCCGCGCCTGTAAGGCGAAGGATGCCGCCGCTGCCGCCGACTGCTGCCCGGTCACGGGCGACGAGTACGGCACGCAAGCCTGACTGTGACTCGCCCTCGCCTCCCGGCTCACGCCGGGGGGCTTGGGCTTGCCACCGTGGCACGCACAACGCACCACAGTTTGGGAGACACCACCATGAAGACCGCCACCGAAGAGACCACGATGCAGCACCTCATTGGACGGATGGGCGCGAAGCCCGACAAGGTCATCTACCACCTTGGCGCATTTGAACTGCACTACTACGGAAGATCCGGCAAGGGTGACGGGGAAGGACGCGCACGGCGAACGCTTGCCAACCTCCATGCATTCATGCAGCGAACTGGGCTGGACAGGCACGGCGCGTACTACCAGCCCATCGGTGGCCGCGACGGCAACGTCGGCGG